ATGGAAGGAGGAACAATTGACTTTGAATCCATGTTTTATAATCCAGAAGCCTACGATCTATATCCATTTGATAATATATGGGATGAAGGATCTACAGGATCTACATGTGGTTTTTTCTTTCCGTCATTTCAGAATAAAATTGGTTACATGGATAACGATGGTAATTCTTTAGCAGAACAAGCAAGAAAAGAAGAAGATGCTAAAAGAGATCAACTAAAGAAAGAAGCAAAAGATGCAAGTACATTAGATAAATACATAACAGAATATCCTTGGATGCCTAGAGAAGCATTCTTACAACAAAGAGGTAATATGTTTCCTGGTGCAGCATTAGTATCATGGCGTAATGAGCTAATGAGAACAGGATTACATAATAAAATGGCGGTAAGTGGAATATTAGTAGAAACTTCTACTGGTTTATTATTTAGACCTAGTGATAAAGTAAGACCTGTTATAAAATTTCCACACAATAAAGCAGATGATGTAAGAGGGTGTATAGTTATGTATCAAGCACCTGCATTTAAACAAGATAAAATACCTGATGATTTATATTTTATAGTGCATGACCCTTATGCAAGTGATGGGTATGGTGCATCATTAGGAGCTGCTTATGTTATAAAAAGAGTTAATAATTTTTCTAAACCTGATGATATGATCGTTGCATCATATGTAGGTAGACCAGAAACTCAAGATGAGTATAACTATAATTTATTTTTATTAGCTAAATACTACAATGCACAAATAGGATTTGAAAATGATAGAGGTGAAGTAATACCGTATGCTAAAAGGCATAGAATATTAAATTATTTAATGCCTGAAGCAGAATTATTTGATAAAACAGATGGCGTGCGTATACGTAGATTAAATAGAACATACGGTACATCTATGGGATCTAGTCACAGAAAAAATCAAGCAGAAATATATTTACGCGATTGGTTAAGAACACCAAGAGGAACACAAGAAGATGGTGATCGTAAACTAAATTTACACTACATTTATGACATTGCTCTCATAGACGAGCTAATAAAATACAATACAAAAGGCAATTTTGACCGTGTTTCTGCTCTTTTAGTTGGTATGTTTCATATGAAAGATCTCTATAATAAGGAGATAGAAGCAGAGTACCAAGAATCTGACAATTCGTTTTTTAATAGGAGATTTTTTCAGTAATTTGTAGGCATGAGTAGAATTCCGAAGCAAAAACTCCCTCGAAGTCGGAAAACTAAAGAGTGGGGGAAAAATTCCATGAATGCCTTTATTGACAGAACGCAGTTCTCTAGTCAACACAAATCTCATATGCATAAATATTTTGATGCTTACAACGGAAACCTATCCGAATCAGATTATAATTATGTAATTAATCCTTACAACTCTGAAAAACATAAAACAAAAGGATTTCCTGCTAAACTCCGTAGCTACAACATTATAAAACCTGTTATAGATTTATTATTAGGAGAAAAAGCAAAAAGACCTTTTTCACATCAAGTAGTCGTGCGTAATTCAGATATGCAAAACATGCAAGACAAATTAATGAAGGAGGAATTAAAAAAATACTTAGAACAAAAGTTTGTTAATGATTTAAATGAAATGGGCATGGATACTGGAATGCCTTCTAAAGAATTACCACAACTTGAAGCAATGCAAGAAGAAATTATAGGAAATTATAAAGACATTCGAGCGGTTATGGGTCAACAAACTTTAGATTACTTAATAGATAAACTAGAATTACCAGATAATCTACAAACTGCTTTTTTTGACTGGTTAGTATCAGGAGAAGTTTATACATATAAAGATATATGTATGGATGATGTAGAATATGAAATTGTATCTCCTTTAGATATAGATTATGAAAAATCACCCGATGTACAATTTATAGAAGACGGTGATTGGTGTGTAAGACGTAAGATGATGAGTGTTAATGCTATTGTAGATAATTTTTATGATGTATTAAAAGATTCTGAAATAGATCGTTTAGAAAATCCATCACAAAAAACATCTAGTGGTCATGTTTCTCCTTTTAGTCCTAACTATCCAGAAACAGATGCAGAAAGATTTGCAGAAGTTTTACATGTAACATGGAAGTCTTTTGCACGCATAGGAATACTAACTTATTTTGATGACATGGGTCAAGAACAAAGCATGGTTGTTGACGAAACATACAAAGTAGACAAAGAAGCTAACGAAAATGTAGAATATTTTTGGGTTAATCAGGTTTGGGAAGGGTACAGAATAGATGGTGACATATATGTTAACATCAGACCCCATCAAGTGCAGAGAAACGAAATGTCTAATCTTTCAATTTGTAAGCTCCCCTACAACGGAAGAATCTACTCAAATAGACATTCGGATCAAATATCCATCGTTTCCATGGGCGTACCCTACCAGATCTTGTATAACATTTTTCATTACAGATTAGAATTATCTATTGCAAAAAACAAAGATAAGATCATGTTAAT